GAAAATTCGATTCTGGAAAGGAAAGGACGGTGATCAGATGACAGTTCTGGACGGGCAGCAGGAACCGCAGGAGATGGAAGACCGTGACCGAATCGACATAGCAAAGAATCGCTGCGCGATCGTGTTCGAATCGATGCAGCTGACGGCGGAAGAGATCGCACAGGTCACGGAAGAGATCTTCGAATCGGTGTCGGTGCTGGTCGATGACAACGAAGACGAAGAAGAGGATGACGGAGCACCGGACAGCCTGACGGTGATGGAACATGTCGTGATGGCACTGGCAGTCATCGCGCTGGCGATGGTGATCGTCACACTGGCATGAAGAAAGGAGTGAAGACAATGATGACAGCAGAAAAGAACAGGGAAGTCGAGAACCAGCAGGCCGATGTGAAGGAGTTCGTGGAACTGCTGAAGAGACTGACCGCAGAAGAGAAAAGAGAAGTCAAAGGAATCATGATCGGAATGCAGATCATGCGCGATCAGCTGAAAGTGAAGACTGCATGACGATCGACACGGCCTGCGTCGGCAGCGGCGCAGGCTGAATCATGAAAGGAGTGGACGAAGAAATGGCTATCTACACAAAGAGAACGACGGAAGCACCGAAGATCAAAGTGATCAGACGGTGGGACATGGAAGACATCATGAACATGTGCATCAAGCACAACTTCTACACGCGCGGCGACACGCGGGAATACACGAAGATGCTGAACTATGTGAACCAGAAGGAACCGACACCGGAAGAAATCTACATCGTGGCGGTCGACATTCTGGATCACACGGATGAAAACGAAGATCAGAGCATCACGAACATCATGTACATCATCGAAAACGAAGCCGTCCGGACGGCGTATGAAATCGAATGAAGGGAGGGGCAGGGCATGAGCGACGCGAAAATCAAAGTCATCATCAAACGTCCCGACGAAAAGGCCGGGCACGTCACGAACATCAGCGCCAGTCTGAAGAACCTTCAGAAGACTGTGGAAGGAAACATCGAAACGGTCGTGGTCGGAGAGAATCCGAAAGTGATCATGATCTGCAACGAAGAAGGGAAGATCCAGAAACTTCAGAAGAACTTCCGGATGGGCGGCGAAATATTCTTCGACATCATCCGGGGGACGGTGATCATCTGCGGAGAATCAGAAGACGGTGAAGACTTCGCAGACGTTCCGATCGATTTCGAGACATGGAAGCGATACCTGAAAGCCTGGGGTAATGAGATTTAAGGAAAGGAGCGGGACGGATGAAAGAGAGAAGAGACGCACCGGATCCGATGAAGGCGTTCAGAGCGATCGCGCTGATCATCACGCAGCGCGGCGAAGCACAGGTGAAGCTGAAGGCCGTCAGATCTATCCAGCAGGAGAAGAAAGCAGGGTAAAAGGAAAAGCCTTCAGGAAGCGGACAAGGCATCCTGAAGGCTTCATGTTGGGCTTCTTCCGGGTATCCGGAAGCCGCTTCACGCACCACATTCATGATAGCGGAAAATGCCCGAAAAGTCAATGAAAACGCGGGACGGACGGAAGTCCGGAAAGCGTCCTTGTAATGGATACTAACAAGTCAACGAATCCATATATACAAGGGATCAGAGAGAGGGGAAGGGCATCCGCACCATGAGAAAGAGAAGGAAGAAGGCCGTCATCGAATACGACTATGAAGCGGCCTATAACAAAGCACTGGAAGATCTGGAAGAAGATCAGGTGCAAAGGATCCTTCAGGGCAGCAGGAAGGCGACAGTGTACGCCACGAAGGAGATCCGGGCAGGCGATCAGCTGGAAGTGGAGATCTATCCGGAGTTCGTCAGAGGGCAGCAGGCAGAGATCCCGCCGACAGCTGCACAGAAGGAGAAGCACCGGAAAGCACAGTGGAACCTGAACGAGAAGAACAGCAGGAAGCAGTGTGAAAGAGTGATCAACGCGAACTTCGGGGACAGGGACATATGGGCGACGTTCACCTACACGGACGCAGACATGCCCGCCACGATGGAAGAAGCACTGAAGAACATGCAGAACTACATCAGGCGGCTGAACTACCAGAGGAAGAAGCGCGGCCTGAAGAACGCCAGGTATGTCTATACCACGGAGGGGACGCAGGAAGGAAGGTTCCACCATCACATAGTCATGGATGGGGACATCGACATGGACACTGTGGAAGAACTGTGGATAAAGGGAAGGCGGAATCAGGTGCGCCGCCTGGACAAGGATGAAGACGGCCTGACGGGGATGGCGAAGTACATCACGAAGGAGAAGAAGAAGAAGTCGCAGAAGAAGTGGACACCGTCGAAGGGACTGAAGAAGCCGGAAGAAAAGGTGAATCACTACAAGTTCAAGGCGAAGGACGTCCGGGAAATGGCAGCGGACAGCAGCTGCATCCGGGACAAGATGACGCGCTGGTACGGACAGCAGGGATACACATTCGCGAAGGCCGAAGTCAGATACAACGACGTGAACGGAAGATTCTACATCAACGCAAGGCTGCACCGACAGCCGGAAAGGACAGGGAAATGGAAAACAGGACGGAAGAACAGAGCAGGAGGACGGGGCGGAGGATCCCGCACGGCAAGGCAGAGGAAGCGAGAAGAAGACGGCAGCGCAGGCGGATCATCCGGAAAGCGAAGCAGATCGCGCTGATCGTGGCGGCGCTGGCAGTCTTCGTTCTGATCGCGTTCGGTCTGGTGAAGGGAGCGATGGCGATCGCGTGCACGGTATTCGGAGAGACGAAGGACGTGTCCGTCGCGGAAGCAGCACCGGCGACGGAAGAAAGCCAGGAAGCAGAGACGCAGCCGGTGGAGATCATGACGCCTGAAGAGGTCGACGCGAACCAGATGGCGAAGTACGGCTGCAAGATCTACGGATCCTACGGATACCCGTGGAACCGGATGTCGCAGGACTGGGACAACATCGAAGGGTTCTACTATCACGACATATCGACAGCGGCGAAGCAGGTCGGGGGCGAATTCCCGGTCATCGCGCAGATCTACACATACATCGTCTGCCGGGATGCGGGCGTGGACTATGAAACAGTCTTCGCGCTGATCGAGAAGGAAAGCGGCTGCGTGTGGGATGCGATCGGAGATTCGGGGGAATCTGTCGGGCTGATGCAGATCAATGAAAGATGGCATCGGGACAGGATGCGGAAAGAACGATGCACGGATCTGATGAATCCGTATATGAACATCCGCGTCGGCGTCAGCTATTTGGCGGAACTGTATGAAGTGACGGGGAACGTCGCCGACATGCTGACGGCCTACAACTACGGCCTGCAAGGCGCACGTGAAAACATGTGGAGCCGGGGCATCCACGACTATCCATACAACGAAGAAATCATGCAGCGCGCGGCAGAACTGAAAGCAGAGACGGCAGCGGCGCGAAAGCAGTGGGAAGAGAGGAACAAGGAATGAATCTGAAGTATGCACTGCGGTCAGAGGATACGGAACAGATCGCGGTGATCAGCTGGGCACAGTGGAACATGCAGAGGTATCCGGAACTGGAACTTCTGCACCACGTGCCGAACGGCGGCAGCAGGAACAAGGCCGAAGCCGTGAAACTGAAGCAGATGGGAGTGAAGGCAGGCGTGCCGGATCTTCATCTGCCGGTACCGAAGGCGGGATTCTGCGGGCTGTACATCGAAATGAAGTATGGCAGCGGGAGGATACAGGACACACAGAAGGAATTCATGAGAGCGGCAGCGGCACGCGGGAACTACTGCGTCGTGTGCTACGGAGCGGAAGCGGCGGTGAAAGTGCTGGAAGGCTATCTGAAACTGAAGCCGATCAACACGGGACTGGGCGAAAACATCCCGCGCGTGCCGAACCTGTCGATCGTGAAGGAAGGGAAGATGAAAGAATTATGACGGTAAGTGAATTTTGCGAAGTGCTGCACAATCCGGATCGCGTCCGGACCTTCCGGAAGGAAGGAGAAGAAAAAGTGCTGATCTTCGACGGATGGGCGGCATCCATCAAGCAGGACACGGGGAAAGCGCGGATCCGGCAGCAGGATCTGGAAAGGAACGTCATCGACTTCAGGGCGACGCCGGAGATCACGCACAAGGACTACAAGAAGCGCGGTCTGATGCCGCCAATGGATCCGGACATGACGCCGATGTACAGCTTCAGCGATCTACAGATGCGGCTGTACTACGACATATTCGCAGGATAACGAAGGAGGGCACACGCACCATGATGAAGATCATATCAGTGATGAACCAGAAAGGCGGGATCGGGAAGACCATGACGGCGGCATCGATCGCGTACATTCTGGGAGAGGAAAGGCAGCGGCGCGTCCTGTGCGTCGACGCGGATCAGCAGGGGAACCTGTCCATGCTGTACGACAGCTTCGATCCGGAAGGCGCAGGGATGCCGGAACTGCTGGAAAGGCACAGAAGCACGGGCGGATCATACAGCACGGCGGATCTGATCAGGACGACACCGTACGAACACATTGACATCATCCCGGCGAACGGATACCTGATGCGGACGAACATGAATCTGCTGCTGAAGGAGCGGGACGACCAGATCGCCAGGTTCACGGCGGCGATGCTGGAAGTGAACAGGGCATACGATTATTGCATCGTGGACTGCGGCCTGCTGATGGACATGACCGTGACGAACGTCCTGATCGCGTCGGATCTGGTGATCATCCCGGCGAAGGTCGGAGGGTTCGAGATCGAGGGCATCGGGAACACGATCGAACAGATCGAAGATCTTCGGCGCCTGAATGCAGGGATCCGAACGAAGGTGCTGATGACCATGCGCCAGAAGAATCAGACGTCGCTTCAGGTCGAAGAATGGCTGAAGACGGTGTCGGGGTATGAGTGCTTCAGCACATCCGTCAGACGGTCGATCGTGGCGGAGAAGGCAACGGTCGCACGCCTGCCGCTGCCGAAGTTTTCAAAAGGCTGCATCGTGACGAAGGACTATCAGGCCGTGACGCAGGAACTGATCGAAGACATGGAAGGCGGCGCGACACATGACTGAAAAAGAGATCTGCGGATCATACCGCAGGGCAGACAACAAGATGACACAGATCAAGATCCTGTCGGAACTGACGCTGAAGAGTGAATACGAAATCATGTCGATCGTCGTCCGGAACGGATACGAACTGCAGCCGAAGATCGTGACAAGACTGACGAAACGCCTGGACACGCTGAACAGCAGGATCTGGAACGACGAACAGGAATATAAAGAGATTTACAGGGCACTGACTGGCGCCCGGGAGGAGGAAAAGGAATGCAGCAGGAAGACAATGTGATCAGACTGAACGCGAAGGATGTCCTGAAGCTGTCGAAGACGGACTTCATCGTGAAGTACGGAGACGGGACACAGCACGAAGTGAACGAAGGGATCCTGATCGAAGCGAATCCCGACAATTCCGTCACCGGCGGCATCGATCGCGTACATTCTGGGAGAGGAAAGGCAGCGGCGCGTCCTGTGCGTCGACGCGGATCAGCAGGGAAACCTGTCCATGCTGTACGACAGCTTCGATCCGGAAGGCGCAGGGATGCCGGAACTGCTGGAAAGACACAGAAGCACGGGCGGATCACATTAAAGGACAAAGGAACCGGCAGGATTTACC